ACCGCCTGGGCAGCAGAAAACATATACAACACCGCATGGTTGATTGCACATGGATTTGGATTGTCTAATGAATATACAGAAAGATATGGTAAAACACACACATGTGAAGAACCATTGTTAGAATCAGAAGCAATATTCTATGAAGAAACTGGACAACTTCCCAATGATTGTTATCATAAAGCAACACAGTTCCCTCGTGCTATGCCTGAAGAATGGAAGTTTGATGATAGTATAGACACCTTCGTTGCATATCGAAGATACATTGCATCGAAGCCATGGGCTGCAACTAACTATCTTCGCATACCTGACCGTAAACCTGAGTGGCTATGACTATAAAATGTGCTAGTGAAAAATGGAAAGAGATATTCATTTTAAATGATTTATCTTTTGAGAAAATACCTGAGTCTTGTAAATCAAAGAAAGACATTTCAATAGTTATTGCTAAAAATGTTTTGAAATATCCAGAACAGGTTAGAGAGTTTCTGGAAAATGGTTATTGGTGGATGAATCGTTGTCTTAATAGCAACATCAGGCCAGGAAAATCTTTTGATTTTGGATTTAATGTTGAAACATATTTCAATCCATTGATTAAACAATTTACTAAATTTTATAACGCAGATAGTATTGAACCAATAGAATTTTACGGTAATTGTTACAACGGAAATGCAGATTTGTACACTACAATGTCATATCTCCCACATGTTGATACTTTTCCAGGCGCTGATGAGGATATAAATCCGTTAAATGATTATGCTTTTAATCTTAATTTAACAAAATCAGATAAAGTTAAGACTGCCTTCTATTCTTTTAATGGTAAAAAATCAGTATGTGATTGGACTCCTGACGATTATGACGATTTTGATAGAGTCAGAGATAGACACAAAAAGATAAAAGCTAAAGACTGGAGAAAATTATCAAATGAAAATTTTCAAAATTATCAACTTGAATATGTTGCAGATATTGAGTATAATAGTTTAATATTATATCCTAGTCATTATTGGCATAGTGTTTATATAAAAGAAGATTGGTTCACAGATACAGACAGAGTAACTTTTACTGGATTTTTTGAAACCAAAACTACTTCTTCAAAAACAAAAAAATTAGGATTTGGTTAAAATGAAACTAACACAAGAAATTATTGATCAAATACAGGAAGCAATGCTTCATACCAAGAGGGATGGTACTGTTAACTGGAAAGATGAGGATGAGATTGTAGTTCAGTTGGCAGGAACTTTTGCTGCTGATAGATTTATTGTTATCAAGAACAAATCTAAAAGTCCTGTTGTAAGTGCTGAACCACATCCATACTTTGACTATGAAAAGAAAGTCTTTACCAAAGATGGTAGAGAGGAGTACATGAAGGAGTTGAAAAAGAATGAAGGAGTTTGACTATGACCTTGATTACAAGAAGATTGATTTTACAATTGAAGAGAATCGCAAATTTTATCGCATTGGAAGGGGAGAACAAGGAGTGCTATTGGTACGGCCTTACACTAACGATATATGCTCTCATTGGAGATTTGTAAATGAAACTATTGCTCGCAAATCTGCTGATAAAATCTACTCCATGTTTTGTGACTATAAGGAGCAACAGGACTTCATTGGAATGGACATGGCAAGGAAGTTTCTTGAAATGGGATTTACTCGCTCCCGTAGGTATGCAAATCATCCTAGTGGAAAGAAGTACGCTAGTGATGGTTCCGTATCACCGCAGTCGCCAACCGCACTACACTGTGAAAAGTCCCGCTCTGCAACTGTTTTCAAAAAAGTAAGAGACAAGGCTGCGTATGATGAAAAGTATGTTATAATGAGAAAAGAATGGAGGTCACAGGAATGACAGAGTTGATAGGGAGAGATGACCCACGTTTCTTTGAACAAACCTGTGGTAAATCATACGATAGACATCACTATAAGATAATTTCTTCAAGACATGCTACTTTTATTGTAGAATCTTGGGACGAGGTTCAAGAGTGGTGGTGGAATCATTGTAATACATTTAAGTTTGATGCAGTGATAGAAGTTCTAGACAAACCAAAAACAACAAAGGGTTTTAAATAATGAGTGATTTTCTTTGGGTTGAAAAGTATCGACCTAAAACAATTGAAGAATGTATTTTGCCTGCAAATACAAAGAAAACATTTTCAAGTTTTCTAAAGAAGGGTGAGGTTCCAAATCTACTACTTGCAGGCCCTGCTGGGTGTGGAAAGACGACTGTTGCAAAAGCTTTGTGTCATGAACTTGGTGCAGACTTTTATGTCATCAACGGTTCTGATGAAGGTCGTTTTCTTGACACTGTAAGAAATCAGGCAAAGAACTTTGCATCAACTGTCTCTCTGATGGGTGGTGCAAAACATAAAGTGATCATTATTGATGAGGCAGATAACACAACTCATGATGTTCAACTTTTACTTCGTGCAAACATCGAAGAGTTCTATGGTAATTGTAGATTTATATTTACTTGCAACTATAAGAATAAGATAATTGAACCACTACATTCAAGGTGTGCTGTTGTAGATTTTTCTATTAGGGGAAAAGAAAAACAAGAGATTGCAGTTGAGTTCTTCAAGAGACTTAATATTATTCTTGATGAACAAAGAGTTGAGTATGATAAAAAAGTAATCGTAGAACTTATCAACAAACACTTTCCTGATTGGAGACGAGTTCTTAATGAATGCCAAAGATACTCTGCAAGTGGTAAAATAGATACAGGTATTCTAGCGACGTTTTCTGATGTATCAATCAATGACCTCACAAAGAATCTCAAGGAAAAAAACTTTCCCGCTGTTCGTAAATGGTGTGTAGATAATTTAGACAATGACCCTGCTATACTTTTACGTCGTATATACGACTCTCTTTATGGTTCTCTCAAGAATGCCAGTATCCCTGCCGCAGTTCTTATCGTTGCTAGATATCAATATCAAATCGCTTTTGTTGCAGACCAAGAAATTAATCTTTTGGCTGCACTTACGGAAATAATGTTGGAGTGTGAATTTAAATGATTAAATCATTCGGTCTATTGATTTTGAGAATATCAATAGGAACTATGTTAATACATCATGGTTATGAAAAAACAGCAGATATACAAAATTTTGCAGATGCATTTGTAAGACCTATTGGATTACCATTTCCAATATTCTCTTCATACATTGCAGCCTACTCTGAGATATATGGTAGTTGGTTGTTGATAGTTGGATTGTTTACAAGACTAGGTGCATTGTCAATTATAGGAACAATAACAGTTGCAATCTATCATGCAATTGTTACAGCTGGTTTTAACATCTACTTGTTGGAACTTCTCATTCTATACTTTGGAGGAGCATTCTGTGTTCTTTGTTATGGTGGAGGAGAATTTGCTATTGATAGATTTCTTAAAAAATTTAGAATTAAATTTCGTAAACCACATTTACCTTTTGAATAATGAATTGTTGGCACTGTAAAACTGAACTCATCTGGGGTGGAGACCATGGCATTGACGAAGACGAAAGTATGGAGTATGATATGGTTACAAACTTATCATGCCCTAAATGTGAATCTTATGTAGAAGTCTACCATAAATTCAAAACTAAATTATGACCTTTTTATCTTGTCCACCAGTCTATACTTTGCCTGGCACATGGACTAAATGTAATGCTCTCATACCGCATTACAATGCTGATCCTAATACGACTTTAGGAATTTCTATTATAGTAATTTTAATTATACTATCAGGTTTAGGAATTTACAAAGCATTTTTCAATAATAAAAATTTAACAGATCCTTGGGATGATCACGATGACTAAATCTACATTTACAAAAAGAAAAGCACAAATGAAATCTTCAAGTTATTATCTATTCTGGGGTATAGCCACAGTAGCAGTTGTTTCTGGTCAGGTTTATGTTGGTACAGGATATCGTGCGATGTCTAAATCAATGAACAGATGGTTTGAAGAAACTATCGAAATCATAACTATGCCAAAGAGACCAAGAACAGGTACACCAATGAGACCTCCTGCTGATTGGGAGATGCCTATTATACGATGAATCTAAGTGAAAGTGATGCTGCCTACGCAGCAAACCAATTCATTGATTACTTCTCTAATATGGGTCGTATCGATGAATATCTTCGTAATGTAAAATTAGATCGTATGTCAAAGATGCCGACATATCTTCCTGGCTGTGGGCCTGAGGAGGATATGTTTGATGCATTTGATATGCACCCAAATGACATGGACTTTAAAGTCTATGCTGCTGGAAAAGAGGATAGTTTCACAAATGAATATTTCAATGAGAGACTACAGATAACGACATCTCATTCAATCGAAAGTTCGATTCCTGGCAAGTCACTCAAGTGGATTGTCATGGAAACAAATACCAAAAGTATTGTTGGATTTATTCGTTTTGGTTCTCCTACTATCAATTGCAAACCTCGTAATGATTGGTTAGGAAGACCGCCTGAGTTGAGGAGATTTAATCGTCATTCAATCATGGGATTTATTATTGTTCCGACTCAACCATTTGGATTTAATTATCTTGGTGGCAAACTACTTGCATTACTATCTTGTTCTCATGAGGCTCGAACTCAGTTAAATAGTAAATATGGATCTGATATTTGTTTGTTTGAAACTACATCACTTTATGGTACAACAAAGTCATCATCTCAATATGATGGATTAAAACCATACATGAGATATAAAGGATTAACTCAAAGTGACTTTACTCCTTTGTTACATGATGATGTCTTTAAGGGTTTAAACAAATGGTTTATCGAGAGAAACAACAACAAACTATTAGTCAAAGAGGACGCTTCGAGTCGCAAGTTAAAGACTCAACAAAAGATGATATCTATTATCAAAAAGAGCTCGTCTTCTCAAAAGGCTGCGGAATTCCAGACTGCAATTGCAAATGCAAAGA